CTTGGTTCCAGTTCACACTGGTGAGTCCCTGGGAGCGCACCTGCCAGTTGTCGTTGCTGAGAATTAGCGACGATCCCGTCTTCGCTGGGTCGAACGCCGTAGTCTGCGTCTCCGGGAAGTTACCCCAGAACAATCTTCTATTTAGAAGAACCGCGTCGTGAACGTCGAAGGAATTTCTCTGACCACCGTTACTGAAGGAGAACTCCTTAAGAAACATGTTCATGCCGTTGACGTCCCAGCCGATGCGCAGCGGATTACCGGTTGTGGAAGCGCCTTGGCTAAACGGATAATCCACGACAGCGTCACCCTTGATGCCAGACGACCCGCTGTTCACGAGCTGACTGCTGTAGTGCCAGCGGTTCGTCTTGTTTCCGCCGGTGCGATTTCCGGCGATGTTGTTTCCCCAAGTTTCGACACCACCTCCGTCCCACGCACTGTAGAACTGCCCGCTGATACCCTGTATCTGCCCGCCCGACGTCAGACCGATCTCGTGCGCGAATGTGGTTAATGTCCACGGCTCGCTGGGACCGTAGTTAGGTCCATCGTAATAAACGCCCGCGCTGAATACGGCCTCCGGCCCGCGCGATCCGCCGATGCTGCTCAAGTTCAGTCGCGCCATATTGGCGACTGTCGATTGAGTCAGATTAGGATTGCCGCTCCCGGACCCTTCGTACCAAGTCTTGATATACATTGAGCCGGTGCCGCCCCAACCGGACAGCACGGACGTTTTTAATGTTCCGTCCGCCTGAACGGGAATATCGAGCGCGTTGCCGCCGCCGCTATCGACGATCTGGATTGCGTTGACGCCAGCAGCAGCCTTCGCCGCGCTGAACGCAGACAGACCGTACCAAGCGAACTGTGCCTGCATCCCGACGTCGCCGGGACCGGCATAGCTAGACGGTATCAGCAGCGGTCCCTGCGAGACGAACGTCAGCGGCATCTTACCTCCAGAGAATTCTTCATGGCATGTTCTTCCACCAAGCCTTGCAGTTCAAGTAGATGTTGCTGAACGAGGCACTGCGATCACCGCTCGCTGACCAGATCTCTCCGATATATCCCTCGAACGGCTGCGCGCCGATGATGTTGATGTGATCACCGATCAAGAAGCTGTCAGCAGATGTCACCGAACCCATATCAAGGCCACCGGTGCTGTAGTCGACACCATTGATATTTATCTTTGAAGCAGTCCCGTTCATGAGAACCTGGACGCAGTGAAAGTGGTTTATCGTGAAGACGCCGGTCGCAACGGTTAGATTGTTTCCACCAGCCTGCGCCGAGTACCAGAAGAAACTCCCGTCACTAGTGATAGCAAAATAGTTATTGTTGTTCTGATTCACCACCATCATGCTCGCCGGTGGCAGATCGGTCGGAGCCCAGACAAATCCAAAAACGAGCGGCGCGAACCCACCTCCGAAAAGTGGACCTGTCGAAGGTGCCATATTGCTCTCGAAGCCATGACGAAAAAATTGCAGCGCAGCCGGAGACCCCGCCAGCGAAGATGGATAAGTGAGCACCGGGCGCTCGCGCGTTCCGCCCGAATTAAAAGTATCCATGTCGAGGAATGAGCCGACCGTGCTGTACCAGTGCAGCATCGTGGCATCGTCCGGTGCAGCAATTCCGAACGTCGCCGGATCGAGCGTTCCGTCCGCCCTAAAACTGGCATTGGCGAGATTGCTGCTGCCATCGACAAACTGTCCAAATGCACCGGCTCCAGTAGCAATAGCCGTCGTCGCTGCGCGAACGCCCCAGTGATAGTCAAGTGGAATAAGATCCCCCACGAAGCCGGGGGGAGCTGCCGGCTCTGTAGGAATAAGTCTCGGCCCGCGTCCGGTGAATGTCAGAGGCATCGCTGCTCCCAGGCCTCTATCAAGTTCTCGAGACTGTCCTTCTTCCAGACTATGCGCTGCGCCTCGTTGAACCACGGAAACTGCTGGCCGACCTCGATGCCCATGCACTCGGGCCAGAACTCCGGCCAGCCTGGACGATAGCGCTGATGGTGGCCCTCGTCCACCTCGATGAATGCCATGAAGGGCGTGTCGAGATGATAGTTGATGGTCATCGGCCCGTTCGACACGAACAGATTACACTTCGCCTGCTGATACAGCGCCGTGCGAACGTGCAGATCAACAGCAGCGGCAGGATGAGTAGAGAAGTCGTCGAACTCGTCGCCGGCGAATCTGGTGTCTCGAATGAATATGACCTCCTCTCCTCTGTCCTCCAGATACTTTGCGAAAGCCATCCAGGTGGTCAGGTCGCTGTTCCTCCACGGAGAGTGCGTCGCCTCTCGCAGCGTGATGGTGACCGGCTGCTTCAGACCACGCAGGTCATCTTCAATGGCGAGCGTCGCGGCCAGCATCGGCGTGAACTTCGGTATCTTCTCGCCTCTCAGGACGGCGTCGACCACGTCCTTGTAGAAGACCGAGAACGTGTACTCTCCTCCGAACACCTTGTTCGCCTCGGCGCCCACCATGCTGACCATAGGACGAGCCACGTTCTGAAGCATCTCGTAGTGATAAGCTGGAAGAGTCGTCGCGTTAGCGTGACGAAAGAACGCTATCTTGAGAGGCTCCTCTATCGCCATTCTCACGCGACGCATCTCCGCGTTGATCAGCCACGGCAAGAAGTCGTAGCCGAGTATGCCAGACGACACGTTGTAGCAGACCTGATTAGCTGGAATGTTCGGATCGAACGGCGGTAGTCTGCTCGTTATCTCGTCGTCGATCCGCTTCTTCAGACCATCTATCGCGCTGTGAATCGCGGACTGCATGATGATAGAGCCGCAGACGTCCGCGTAGATTATGTTGGGAGCCTCGCAGGCAGCGAGGGCGAGATGCGTTATCCCGCCCTCCTTTGCCTTCGCCAACCACAGCTCCAGAAGGGCGACGCACTCTGCGTTGCCCCACTCCTCTTTCTTTGTGGCTTTTACGTCCATAGTTGCACCCGACTCAGTAGGGCTCGTAGATCATGTGACCGTCGCCAGCGCACGACACGCCGCCGTGTGACGACGAGTTGAACACGACCGTCTCGCCTCCAGGTGTGGTGTTGCCGATGATCTGCCACTGCTGCGTCGGAGCCGCGTTCCAGCGAACGATGCCGCCGAAGCCGTTGAGACCGAGTTGCAGTGTCGCGTCTGTCACCGCAGACGACGAGACGGGAAGACCCGACGCCGTGACGAACGGAACGGCGAGTGTGCCGAGCGCGGTCGTGTTGGGGAACAGCGCACCGTCTGAGTTGAAGGTGGTGAGTGTAGACGGTGTCGTCGCGATCGTAGAAGTGCGCTTCGCGACAAGACCGATGACGGTGGAGGTACCCACCTTGCCGGAGAAGAAGATCTCCAGCACGTCGATGAGCTGAGTGGCACCGCCACCTCTCAGACCCATGAAGCCTAGCGTAGTGACAGCCGCGCCTGACGCAGTAGCGGTATATGTCAGGCCGCCAGTAGTAAAGATCCTCTTAGCCATCTGTAGTTTCCTTTCGTTTCAAAATGGGGAGCGACATGGTCCCCCCGCCGAACTCGTATCTGCCGCTTCTGATCATGTCAATCAGTTCCTGACGGGACCGGTGAACGTAAGTCGGGTCCTGCGCAGCTATCAAGCACGCATCACACACGAAACCGTTGCACTTAGTACAACGGCCTATCATGTCCGTACCCTTTCGCTTGATAAAAACGGACGGACAGTGACAACACGCGATAGTGTCAGCCTCGAAGACCTTGCCCTCGCGAACGAGAGCAGGATCGTAGCCAAATTTCTGCGCCACGTCTGCTGGAAGACCAGGACTGGCGCGATGGTCAACGTGGAGATACCCCATCTGCTTCGTCACAGACGGAATATCGAAGTCAGTAGAGTTCAGTGCAGGCTTAGGTTTCTTCATGGCTTCCTCACTTCCTCAAGACATTCCTAGTAGAACTCTGTGGCGCCGAAGAATGTTCTCGACACCGTATGGCAGTGCGCTGGATATCGTCCCGGCGACCTGCGACTCTCTGTACTCGTATAGATCAGCCAGTATCAACTTGACTGCAGCCTTGATGTCCTCCGGGACAGCGTTAGTCGGGGGTGAGTCTGGAAACAGATAACCAGCGCGAAACCGCACGCGAACTGAGTTGATAGCTACTATCGTAGTTGGCCAGCTTGTGATGCCCGCTGGAACGACCCATCCCGGCTCGCTCGCGTCGTCCACGAAGTAGTCCGCTGGATCCATTATCTGCTCGTCGCCGTTGGCGTCGTCGTAGGCGATCTGCGTGATGCCGATCAGAGGGGGCTTGGGGATCTGGATGGCCAGCGCTGACTGCGAGTTGAAGCAGCGAGTCTGAACGAAGCACGAGCTGTTAGATCCGGGAAACTCGTCCAGTACAAGATCCCACGTCTGGTCTACGAGTGCTCTGCCAGTCCATCCCTCTACCTTGCCTATGGCCGCGTCTATGAGAGCGTTGATGATGTCGTCGTCGTCGGTGTGCGTGACCCGCAGATGCTTCTTCGCCTCTGTGAGAGTCACTGCCTTGACGGCAGGCTGAGATATGAGCTTCAGTCCCATCTCTCTTACCCCTTGTCCCTGCCGTCTCTGCCGCGCTTCGTAGCGAGCTGCCATCCGCTGTCAGCTGTCC